TATTGCTTTTGTCCCGCAGAACCTGCGGGATAATCACTACGTACTGGAGCTTCCATTATTTATTCACCACGAATTCTGTTTCTAGTTCTGGCATATTCTGTAACCATCGTGTGGAAAATACTGCAAATTCCTCGGAGGCTGTCTGCAAGAAGTTGTAATGGAACTGATTGAATTGCTGCTTTAGAATCAGCTTTCCTTTATCTGTTTCATTTGGTCTGCTATAGGCTTTCTTAAACTGCTTTGCTCGCGCAGTCCAATAAGCAATCTCTTCCCACTTAACGCTTCCTTGGCTGAGCGCATGCGCTCTCCACTTGGTATCGTTTAGGATGTTATCGATTGTTGGGATTAAACCTTCCCAGTAGTCTTTACGACCCTCGTCACGTTCATCAACCCAGCCCTTGAATTCATCTTCGACATCTTGAACCATGTCGTCGAATACTCGTTTGATACCGCTAGTTGCATACCGTGTTTCGTATGTAGAGCCAATGCCGTATTCAGCCATCTTGGCATCTCGCCAATCAACAGCCTTTTGGTATTCACCCCAACCACGTCGGGCTTCTACGCTACGCTTAAGTTCTGAAGATGTCTTCTGCTGTGTGATTGGATTATTGAACTCACCAGGGAAGTTAAGCTTCTTATAGATGGCTGCCACTTCTGTTGAGTAATCATCTACACCGCTACCTGAACCAGCTAAATCGCCGTATCCAGAAGACAACAATCCAGCATACTTTGTATTGAATCGACCAATTGTTTCTAGCAATTGTGGATTCTTGCGAATCATCTTAAGGTCATTTAATGTTGTGGCTACGCCAGCAACATTCTTTTTGTTAGAGCCAATAAGTGCAAGTGAGTCGATACCCCACTCGTCAATCATTACGTCTTGCGCTATCTTGTAATCTCCGCTTGCCAACTCTACGAGGTCGGCATAGTAGGCTGTAGCAGCACGAGTAACTGGGTCAAAGCTTGCTGAAATTGGTGCAGAGAACTGCACGATTGCTCTGATAAACGCCATGTTAGCAGCAGACTTTGCAGCTGACTTCATGTTAGGTGGGTTACCTACACGACCGTTTCTATCCCATTCAGCATAAGCTACTTTGTAGTGAGTCATTACATCATCTACATATCTGTCGCTGGCTCCAGCACGAATCTTTCCGCCATCAAACAACGCATAGACTGCATCGTAAAGAGATTGCTGATACCCAGAAAGCATTGCGTTCTTGGTAGTCTCTAATAGGTTAGACCCCTCAATTGGGTATCCTCCATAGAGAACACTGCTTTCGTAAACGTCATCGCCAAGGAAGTCGCGTAGTGCTTGCGAAATGGTTTCACCATGTACACCCCATGGAGTGTTCTCCATGAATCCATTCTTGATAAGCTCAGATACCGCGATGCCACCAAAGAAAGATACTGATGGGTCGGCAACCATAAACTCTAGTTGCTTAGGATTAAACCTAATGCCACCACCACGTGGGTCCATAAACGGCTTAAGTGCCTTATTGCCCCAGCCAAGCGGAAGTGGATACTTAACAGTTACTGGTGTGCCACGAGGCACGTCAGATATCTTGCTGTAGGTATTACCCTCTTTATCTTCATAAGCTTCGTAGTTGTCGAATGCTTGCTGGATACTGTTGTACCAGTAGGCATTCATTGGGTTACGAGCCATTAGGCGAAGAGCAACAAGTTGGCTGTTAAAGAATGCTAGTGGGAATGACATGGCATAACGTGCCACGTACATACCGTTGGTCAAGCGACGTGAAGAGTAAAGAGTTTCTTCTACGCGAGCAAGTGCCTTGCGATAAGCAATCTGACGAATCTCATTATTAACTACTGCATCTTTAACATCGATACCAGCACGTTCTGCTGCGTTAACAAGGTCTTTCATCTCTGCTCTTGTGTAAGACAAGAACAGTGGGTTACGTGCAAGTTTGTTTTCAGACTTGGAAAGTATGCGCCATGCGTAGTCGGTTGCACCGCCTAGCTTAACAAGTCCACGTTCTGCAACGTTAAGGTCATTGAGCTTGATGTTTGGTCCATCAATTGACTCAAGAAGGTCGGTACGTCCGTAGAGCATTGCATCTACTTCGTCAACGCTTACGTTGCGCTGCAAGATAATTTTGCGTAGGTCTGGGTCTGGATACATCTTGACAAGCTTGTCGCTTGTCTGTGTAATCCATGCAGCAAAGTCATCTTTGGTCATTTCCTTACCAAATCGTGACTGCATACGTAGACGGTATTCCTTGCCAGCTGGCGAATAAAGCCACTTGAGAATATCTGCTGGTGAATCTCCACGCATCATCATGCCGATAGGCATATTGATTTCGTTGCGAATCTGTCGGTTAGCAATATGAGCCAAAGCATTCATGTACTCTGCTCTGTCTCTACGGTCAATCTTTACAAAACGTGTTCCGTCTGCCTGAAGCCTGCGAGAAATTTCTGACTGCATAGCAGTTGAATAGAAGTTTTGTGCTGAGTCAACCTCTGCCATGTATGCGTTAACACCACGCACGTTAGGGTCTGCAAGACCATCAATTGTGTATTTTCTACCACTCGCACTTACGATAACTTCTTTATCTTTTCCAAGACTCTTCTTGCCAGCTTTGCGAGTTTGCTTTGTTGTTTCAAAGTCAACCCAATCTCTGCGCTGCTTTTGAATAAGTTTGGCATATCCGTTAAGCAAATCTGCTGCGCGACCAAGTTCTGCTTCTGCGTTAGCCAAAGCGGTACGCGCCTCGAATAATGCATCATCTGCTGCATGTACTGCAGCTTGTGCATCTGGGTCACCCTGCTTACGTGCTGCTACCTTAAGTGCAGATTCACGCTGCTTTGCAGCAGCTGTAAGCGCTTTACGTGCAACAGCTTCTGTATCTTGTGCTTTTTCCCATGCAGCAATTTTTGGTTCAATCTCGGCTTGGTAGCGTTCAACTTGGAACCTAGCATCTTTAGCTCGCTTGCGAGCCTGTGCTGCTGGAGTACCTGGAATAAATCTTTTTAATGATTCTCTGCTAAGACTTGAATTGTAAACAATATTGTCCAACGCTGGTGCGCCGTTGCGAATCAATTCCATTGACTCAAGTGCCATGCTGGCACGAGCCATAGGGTCTACGATAGAGTTCTTAGGAATGTAAGCAAGGCGAATCAAGTTCAAATTGCTAAACACCATATTGGCAAGGTCAAGCAATTGACCTGTATTCATAAACGCTTTAGATACACGTGCTCCGTAATACTGAGCATCAGTAACTTTAGTTGCTTTGCCACCCATACGGCGAGCGTTGAAGATTACTTCGACCTCAAGCTTGCGGAAGTCCAGCATAGGAATTGTCTGTGCTTCGTTGGCTACAGAGATAAAGTTCTGTACGTTGATTGAACCATCTTCGCCAGGAACCCAACCATTCTTAGCAGCGTACTGCTTGATGGTCGCACGATTCTCTGCAGTCTTTGAACGCCAGCGAGTAATTTCTTTTACAGCATCAGATGCAGAACGAATGTCCTGCATATCTACAATGCCGTACGCCTTAGCAAGACGAACCATTACCTGTTCTTCGATGCGACCAAGTGCAATAGCACGTTGTGTGTCATCTTGTGCGTTAAGGAACTGCTCAACCATACGTCGCTTAAACTTAGCGCCTTCGGCTCCGCTAAGGAATTGAAGACGGTTGAGGTCTGATAACAAATCGCTTGATGCTTCGAACTTACGTGGGTTAGAAATATTAATATGACCTTGTGGGCGACCTGAGCCAACCCATGCAATTGTACGGATTACACGGTCGTAAGGCTTGCTTTGATAAACTTCGGTTTTCCAATTGCTGGAACCATCATCACCAAATAACTTTAAGTCACCAAACTGTGCTTGGATAGCAAGCTTCTTTTTGGCTAGACCAACTGATTCAAGCGCAGCAAATCGTCCTGGCTGCCATGATTCAACGCCAACGCCACGTGGCACGTTACTTGCGAACTCTTCAAGAGCTCTAGCAAATTGTGGGTCTGATGCTTTCTTTGCATCTATGACTCGCTGAAAGCGAGTTTCCAATTTTGGTGACAGCATGTCTTTGCCAATGTCAGCAAAATCTGTAATAGGTGTTGTCTTGTCAAACCCATAGTCATCAATGTGGTCTGCATCAAGTGGATTCTTAGCAAAGAATCGATTGAATGCAGCAGCATCACCGCGTTCTGCTAGCAGATAATCTGCTACATCGCGGTGGTTATCTAATCGTGAAACGATTGTTGCTGTACGGTATGGGTTAGATGTTTCGCTAATAAGCGGGTTTGCAGCAAGCTTGGACACGTCGCGTGTCTCTACTGCATCATCTACAAGAACGCTAAGACCTGTACGTGTACGTGCTTCCGCAACTACGCCAGCCTCTACCTCATTAACAATGTTGTTAAGGTTATTGCGGAACTGGTTCATGTCTTGACCAGTTACAATCTTTTTTGGTCCAACTACCTTTTTCGCACCTGCACGAACAACAGTGCCAGCACCTTTAGTACCAAGCATTGCAAGCGCTAGGTCAGTGCCACCAGATGCGAACACACCAAACCATTCATCACGGAATGCTTTGTCGCGTTGCTTATCATCAAATACATTGAAATCTTCTTCAAGAAATGCAGGGTTAGTAAATGAACCAACTACAGGTGCGATGGCACGTGTTGCAGTTGTAGCCAACGCCTGTCCCATAGAAACTTTTTTAGCCTGCTTTTTTGCAAACCTAAAGTTTTCTACAATGTTGCTGCCCTTCTTTTGGCGAGCAGCTTCTGCTGTAAGCAGACCAGTAGATACGCCTTGAGTAATTGGCTGTACAACATTTTCACCAAAGTATTCAAGAACACGCATTGCTGGATTGACTATAAATCCAAACTTACTTTTTTGTGCAGATTCAATTGCTCCCATAACTTTAGGAACAACTGCTTCCTCAATCTTTCCGACCTTGGTATTGTCGAATTGATTCTTCTTAAACCCATCTACTTTTGATGGAGGAGTCGAAGTAGGCTGGTCAGTATAACGTGGGTCATTCCACCATTCCGTCATTGACAACTGGCTCAGCCTCCTTCGTTGTTGTTAATTCCTCTAGCAAAGCTAAGCGGTCATCGTCAGAATCAAACTTCATCTTTGCTATATCCCAAGCGACAGGAGCTAAATCAAATCCAAGGTACTCAAGGTTCTCTTCGAACTTCTTGAGAATCTTCATCCTGTCTGGCTCCTCAGATACTTTACAAACGCTTTCATTGTTCCACTTGATTGTGGTGAATCTGCATACTCCATCATTAATGGCATGTAGCGAGATAACTTGCTAAGGTCTTCTAACGTAACATCTGTTGGTGTTTTAAGACCCAAGATTTCACTACCTGGACCTGGACCAGCATCAACACCTGCTGTAACAGGTTCATCTGGTCTACGTGTTGGCGCAGTTAATGGAACAACATCTGCCATTGGGTTAGGTGCTTTAGCCATTGGTGCGCCTGCTTGTTCTGCCTGGAATTGCTTTTGCTCACCATAAGCAGCATTTGGAAGTTGCTTTGGAGCCTGACGGTCAGTTCTCTTTGAGAACTTACCTGGACCCGAAGGCTGCATCATTGACATTGTTTACCCTACTTCTTTGGAATGTTTACCTTAGTTCCTGACCAAATCATGTTGCCTTGCTTGTACTTAGGATTGGTCGCAAACTTCTTATTTGCTTTACGAATCTCTGAAAGAGATACGCCAGATGCTTTAGCAATTGCGCTAAGTGTGTCACCTGATTTAACTATGTATGTGCTGCCTGGTTTTGCTGTGATTGTTGAACCACCAGCACCTGGAGTTGCACCACCTGACTTACTGCCAGATGCACCGCCAGATGTTCCGCCAGATGTTCCGCCAGTTGCTCCACCTTTTGCACCAGAAGTTCCGCCCACGACTTTGCCGTCTTTAATTACTGGACGAGTCTTGGAACCCTTCTTGTAAGCATCTGTTCCTGGAACAAGGCTTTCGCCATTAGGACCATAACGTAATCCCTTATTGGCTGCAGCGGTTTTCTTTTGCTTGTATTGAGCAAGTTTCTTTTCTGCTTTTGTTGCAGCAGTTGAAACATCTTCGCCGACAAGACCCATTGAAAAATACTTAGCAAGTTGCTTTGCAGAAGTTGGCAATGACTTTGTAGCTACATCTGCTACGCGCTCTCCAACATTGCGGTTACGTCCCTTTTGAGCGTAGAACAAATCTGCTTCAGCCTGAGCTTTACGCTTAGACCCTTCAACCATGTCCTTTGCGCCAAAACCTGCAGCAAGTATTCCAGAATATAAACCAAACTTTCCAAGCTTCTTAAGCTTGCCACCCTTCTTGACAACGGTATCGCTGCCAGGAATTGGTCTTACTGGTGATGTAGTTGTTGCAACTGTACCTGTACGTGTGCTAACAACTTCACCCTTTGGACGAAGAACTAATTCCTTAGACCCAGAAAGCTTTCCTTCTTTGATTAGCTTTTCTTGTGTCTTCTTTAGATAATCATCTTCCATCTTGGTAAGAGATGCATCAGTTGGACGTGCAACAGAAGCTGCTTTTTTGGTTGAAGGCTTGCTTGCAGCCTTCTTCTTAACTGATGGTTTCTTAGTAGCTGGCTTGGTTGCTGGCTCTGCCACAGTGGCAGACTTCGAAGTCGCAGGAGCAGATGGCTTCGATGATGCTGCTTTCTTTACAGCAGCCTTCTTCTTTGTTACTGCCTTCTTCTTTACAGATGGTTTTTCTCCTGACCCTGACATAATTTCTTTAGCACGAAGCTCAGAAACAACCTTACCGTTTTCCACAAGAGATGGACCTTTAGTGGAAATAGTAGATGGTTTAGCAGCAGGTGCTTTCGCCTTTGGCTTTGTTTTCTTACCGCCTGCTTTAGTGTCCTTCATTGCTGCTTCGGCTGCTGAAGCTTTCTTTCCGCCGTACTCACCGAATTCGGTACGCATACGTTCGCGGAATGCTTCACGTGCCTTAGCCTGATTTGCTTCATATTCAGCTCTGCTGAGGTAAGCATTCTTGCCAAGGTCTGCTTTAGCAGTATCCTTCATATCCTTTAGTGCCATCTTATCTTCAGCACTGATTTTAATCTTTGGGTCTTTACGAGAAGCTTGCTTCTTGCCAGAGAATGCTGCCTTAGCAGCAGGTTTGGCAGCCTGCTTTGCCTGCCGATACTTTCGATTGGTCTTGCCTTTTTTGGCTGCCATGTTTATCCTTTACTTAAAGACGTTAAGTATTACTTAAGCTTGTTCTTGTTACCCTTGATGCCCTTTGGTGTGGTTCCCTGTTGAACCTGACCCATTCCGACACCCTTGCCTGCAGGCTTCTTACCCATGATTGGTGAACCTACTGGAGCCTTAGCTGGCTTTCCTTGCTTTCCGAACATTTGTTTCTCCTTAGTTATGCTGGTATTTGACGAGTTACGCGACCTGATAGAACTGGATTGCCTGAACCTGTAAGACCTGCAAGAAGTTCTTGCATTGCTGGTCTACCTTGTGGAGCTTGTGGCAATTCGCCACCCATCTCTGCGCCCATTTCTTCTGGCGCTGGTTCTCCTGGCATTCCTGGTTGCATTTCAGGTTGCTTTGGTGCTGGTTCTGGCTTGAACGCTTTAGCAACCGCATCTTCTAGCGGTGTGCCTTTCTTACGTTCATCAATAACTGCAGCCATTTTTTCAACAATCTGCATTGGGTCTTGACCTTGCATTACCATTTGAGGAATTGCTTGGGCAAGTGATGCGATTGAACCTTTTAATGAGTCACGCATCTCTTCAATGTCGATTGCTCGCTCTTCTTCTCCAGCATTGAGCGAAATCGGTAGGTTTCTACGTAGCATGCCACGTGAAATAAGCTTGTCACCACGAGCCTGTAGTCCCCAGACGAGGGCTCGGTTAGGGTCTAGCCCTGCCATTAGTCCATATTCAACTGTAACTCCGTAGTTACCGTTAATATCAACTGCTGGCTTGTACTTTAACTTGTAAGGTACGCCGTTTGCTGTGGCAGATACCTCACGAGTGACATCATTAAAATATGCTTGGTCGATTGCGAAAGCAATTGAGAGAGCCTGACCAATGGCTTCTCCAAGTACAGACTGAATAACCTTAATCTGTGAGTCGAAACCTGCCATAAGTGCCTTAACACCTTGACCTGTAACGATAGAACCTTCGGCTTGCCCAGCACGAGCTTGAGGAAAGCGAGTGCCTAGCTTCATTTCATCTGCTAAAACATTGTTCTCCGCGAAAGCAAACTGAGGAACGTCAAGATTAATACGACGAATCTTCTCAGGACTGTTCGAACGGATGACACTATCAGGACCAACAGATAGTTGAGTAACATCGGTGGGAAGAGCCAGAGGAGCTTCAACAGATTTTTGAACAGCCTCCATAGTAAGCAACGCAAGACGTGCTTTTGCTGCATACACTGGCAGAACATCGTCGAATGACCCGCGAACTTCGCCGTCGAGCGAAGGGCGTTGAGCAATCGCAACTGGTACACGACCGATTTTGTTTGGTGTCTGTGCAAGGACGGTTCCCCCACGTGATGGAATAAACATAACTGTCTGCTTCTTGTCAGTCCATCGGACTACTTCAAGAAGGTCATTGGTATCGCCACGTGAAAATGCACCTGTTTGCAAGATAGCATCTGCGTGTTCTGGGAAATGTGCTGCTAAATCTCCAGCTTTACGATAATAAGAACGTGCATAAACTTGGACTTCACCAAATCTATCAACGTCATAGTACGCACCCATAGAGTTTTCTACATGGATATGCGGTCTTTTTTCTTTGAAGTTAGGTTCAATACGGAATACACAGAATCCGTATGTACCCAACTGGTCTGCGCCACGCAGTAGTTCCGTACCTAGACGTGAGGATGCTACGTAATAGTTAGCAATCTTTGTTCTCTTGTCAGCCTTGGTACGCTGGTTATCATCTAATGATGAATCGCCAGCAGCAGTAATGGTAGGTAGAACACCAGCTTGCTCAGATACATCACGAGCTACAACGTCAATGAGGTTAGCAATGATTGGTCGTGACCATGTTCCCTCTGGGAACAAGCCTTTGAATACCTGGTCTGCTTGACCAGCACGAACCAAGGCAACCTCGCGCATGCGCTTATCGCGCTCGGAGTTTCGAGTTTTTAATTGCTCGAATGCTTGTACAAGTTCTTTCATCGATTCACAATCTCGCTATTCGCTGCGCTGCAGCTAAGTCATCTAAGTTGACGATGTACCTTGACTCGATATCAGATTGAGGTGTGAATTCATTCTTGAGGAAGTTCGGTACATTTGCTGAAGTAAGTAGAACGTCACGAGCTACGATTTCACAGAACCAGAGTGCCATCACAGCATCCATCTTTAATCGCTTGCCCTGTACTCCTGGTTGCCAGGTTACAAGTTGTTCTACTAGCTTTTTAATATGTTCATTTCTTGAAGAGTCAGGCAGTTCAATCATGTTATCGCCTGCATGTTTCAAGTTGTTATTGTTGCCGTCTCGCTTAATGACGGTTCCAAATAACGGAGCCAGAGAGGCTACGCCGAACTCTGGGTCTTGCTTATTATTACCAGTGTAATGTGGTCGGTAATTAATTCCACGAGTGGAGAGGAAGTTTCTGATTTCCTCATCTTGAGTCAAGAAAAGCTGAAAAGCGTTTGACTCAACTATGACAGTATGTGGCTTGTAAGCATCTGTCCATTCTCTAATCAACGAACGGATTGCTGCAGGTGTGGGGCTGCTCATGACGTGAACGTCCATGACATAGCGCTTGTGTGTCCTGCGGTCAACCGCATAAGCGACAGCTGCAGTATCACCAGTCATTGCTGGGTCGATACCTATAACCCGATAAAAGTTTGAACTATTTTCAGGATGTCCTGCTGCGCCTGCAACCAAAGCACCCGCTTTTCTCATTCCGTTTACTGCGCCTCTAACGCACAGCGGGTCGAAGATTGCATTCTCCGCGATATCGAGGTTCTGGTAAACCAAAGACCACTTTGATGGACCAGCCTCATTGCGGACCGCCGTTAAACGCGGTCCAGTCCATCGGTCAAAATAACCATTCTCGTCTGGGACATCGTCATCAGTGAGAGGTTGTTCTGACTTACCCCAAAGAGTTTTCCAATCCTTTGGGTCGTCTGCGTACTGAAGTACGGCAGGCATGGACAAGTATGACCATGGCAATATGCCATCGGTGTAATGCTGCGGGTTACGCAGTTCTTTGTAGAGGTCAACGGCAGATACTCGTGTACCAACAACGAGTAGCTGTCCGCCACCAGGTGGAAGACGAGAAGCAACTTCCTGACGAATCCATTCCTGTTGCTTTGCCCACTCTCCCGCATTAGAGAGAGTGACCACGTCATCAAGGACGATTAGGTCAGCACGTGCGCCGTAGACCTGACCGCCCATACCGATAGCTTCGACCGTAGGGTCTTTAGCATCGTTGTCGCGGATGTCTCCACCGAGATAAATCTTATTTGCCGACCACTGGTCAGCTGTAGCTTTGTAACCGTCTGCTGGTCCAAAAGCAACCTGCATGTCAGCATACCGAGGATGTGTCAGTCTTTGCTTGATAGCGTAGAGAAACTTCTTGGCTTGCTCTTGGGTTTTAGAAATAACGATAACCGAGATATTCGGATTTTTAACGATACGGTAGGTCACGTAGTTAATTGTGATGGTCATCGTCTTGGCGTGGTTTGGTGGAACATTTACCAAGAGGCGGGACAGACCCGCCGACCCTTTTTCGTATGTCATCGCTGGGTCAATCCAGCGGGGCTCTTTACCTTCCAACATATCGACCACATTTAGCATATGGTCCCAAACTTTGGCTCCCAGGTATTTCTCAGAGAACTCAGCAAAGTCAGATAGGTTAGACCGAGCATCTTGTGCGAGGTCTTGGGTTCTAAACCGAACGTTGTCAATTAGCGCCGAAAAGCCAGGGGCTTCACGTCGTTGAGTGTCATACCAGCTTCGGCTTCTACCAACAACCTTTAGGGCATCAGCGATGGTGCGCCCTTGGCGTACCAAGCTGATTAATTCTTTCCGAGCTTCTTCGGGATTTAGATTTCTTTCCAATGTCACTCCAGAGGTTGTAGGGGTCTACAAGGGGGTTGACAGAGGTATCCCCACATAAGCATAACCAAACTTAAAGCGGGCGTTCAGCCCGCGTTTTACGGCTTCGTGGAACTCCGCCGTTACACTTATATAGGGGGCTAGAGCATGGGCGTTTCTCAAGGGCTTTCTAAAAGTTTTTTTATTAACTTGGTAAAAGTCCTGGTCAGCACTGGTTTTCTGGTGAAAATATTTTTGATGATAGTGGGGGGTAGGTGGGGGGTCTGGTTAAAAACCCCTGGGGTAGCATAGGCTGTGAGCACAAAAAAAGGGGCAAGGGTTGCCCCCTGCCCCACGAAAATTTCAGCTGAAAAGGGAAGAACCCACCCCCCCACTTCTTTAGAAGTGGAGAGATGGGCTGACTATCCCTAGAAGCGTTTCACAATCACTCTTAGTGATTCGGTTACCGCTGAAATCTCCAACGCCGTTGGTGTTTCGACTATGTCGAAGATGATGCAATTCTTGCCGTTTGCCAATTGGAGAATATCTCCAATCTTCGCATGATGAATTTCATGAGGCTGAAGCACCATGAAATCTGGAATCTCTTTTAGAGATTCGATACCCAATTCCCATTTAACTTCAGCAACTTCAGCCTCTAGATTTACTAGTAAATCATCGTGTGTCCATGCTGTCTTCATTGTCTTACCTTTCAGTTGATTCGACCGACGGAGTTGCCGATTGAATGACACCAGAATACACGACCAGCCCCCCATTGTCAAATTCAGCCCGACGGCTGAGCGTAATTGCGGTGTGTCGTGTCTTTCATTGAATCATGACACATGACATGACACATGATGCGACACATACGGCATGACACCCCCGCGATACACGCATATGCGTTGGCAATAAATAGCACTTACGTGTTGGCAATTAATAGCAAGTACCTAAAGGTACTTGACAAACGATGATATCTATTGTATCTGCGGGTTGGCTATTGGTAGCCCTCAGATGGAGCGCCATGATGCGGGCGCTACGCATCTCAAGATAGCACAGCTTCGCTGTGCATATATAAGGGGAGCCTCGAAAATATCGGGGCAGATTGGAGCAACAAGATGGATGCACTTTATTGGGGCGATTACCTCGCTGTCGGAATCCTCATTGGAATCACTGGCACGTTATCCCTCGCATTGCTATGGGATGTACTCGCAATCAAGATAGCAGACCGTAGGTCTGCAATAGATGAGAAGCACTGGGCAACAACAATCCGAGAGGAACGATAATGAATACAGCAAGTGAGCAATTCGTACAAGATTACCTATTGGTAATGGACAACGATGAAGATGCATGGCGTGACCTCATGTCGACTGCTAAGCAGTCGGTAGATATTCATGAGTTCGTCAATGTATTACGCCAAGAATGGGATGACTACGTCAACCAAGTGGCTGGTCTAGCCGAACGTGAATGGGGCAATGATGCCCCAGCCACACTACTCATCCGCCAAATCATGGGTGGATGGGGCGATAGTGAATGGTTTGCTATCGCAAAGAACTACTACAAGGAGGAGGCATTAAATGGGTAGCAATCTAGCACATGACCTAGTGGAGAATGTCATTGACATTCGCCAATCAATCGGTTACCACTTACGTGGTAATCATTATCCGCCAGTTCCACTTACCATGGTGGAACCATGTATCGAAGCCATCTATGCAGTCGATGACGGCGATACTCATAAGAGTATCCAACTTCCAAAAGGAATCTTTTGGAAAGGGTATCCAACAGCACCAGCCTACGCCATAGTAGAGGCTCATCATCTTGAGCCATGGCTCAACAACGAGGAGGACTAAGTGAAACTTAAGGCAATCAATTCGCCAGAGATAGATATCAATGGCACATCCCTAAAGGGATACATCACAACAACCCGACGTGGCTTGAACCTAGCGTTTGGAAACGTGGACAGGTACGAGGGTGACAAGGTGCAATATCACTGGACACTTCTATTCGAAGTGGGCAATGGTATTCCCGACATCGTGGCAGATATCTACGATTACAAAGAGTACGAAGACATCGACCTCGATACTCCGTATCGATGGCACATCGGTGGCAATGACCATCTGGCAGTGGCTTGTATCTACTCTGCGCTAAACAATCGCGGGGCAGTAGTACAAATCCCCGATGACTTCACCACATACGCAAAGTCATAGATAGCACAGCTTCGCTGTGCATATATAGGAAGCAACCAACCGAACCGAAAGGAGCAACACCATGGCAGGACTCAAGCGGTCTAACGACCGAAAGGTAGCCAACCTACCAACACCGAACGGCAAACGCTCAGCAATTGCCAACACATTCGGCTTGCCAAGTGGCAAGTCCTACTCATGTCCTAATGCAACCAGCATATGCGAGAAGATTTGCTACGCTGGAAAGTTAGAACGCATCTTCCCTTCAGTAAGAGATACTCTCTTACACAACTGGAACACCATCAAAGATGCAGACTACGACACTATGGTGTCGCTTCTTGATGACATGATTACTGCATTCGAATTAGAATGCAAAGCCAAGAATGCAGAGCCGATGTTCCGCATCCATTGGGATGGGGATTTCTTCTCCGATACCTATGCCTATGCATGGCGACGAGTCATCGAACTACACAATCACAAGACCCAGTTCTGGGTCTATACAAGAGTGCCGTCCGCTGCCACAATTCTGGCTGGACTGTACAACCTATCGCTGTACTTCAGTACAGATGATGAGAACAAATCGGATGCTGTTTACTTACGTAAACAAACCGACAAGATAAAGATTGCCTATCTTGCTGACACCTTTGCTGATGCAAAGGACACCATGCTCAACATGACAGGCAAAGTGGGAGCCAAATGCCCAGAGAATCTGGGCTCAATCCCACTCATCACTACCGAAGGTAGTGCTTGTGCAACATGCCGACTATGTGTCGATGGCAAAGTGGATGTTCGCTTTGCTATCGCAAAGAAATGAGGAACCAAATGAAATGCACCATCTGTAACACACAAGACAACATCATCTATTCAGGAATAGATGCATTCGTACTAGGAGTGCAAGTCGAAAAGACTTGCTATGACTGTGCCAATAAGGGGGTATCAGCATGAATACAATCGAAGATAGTGTGGCTTTGCTAGCAAAGACTAGCGAAACCATGACC